GACATCTGCTGTAAACCCGGCATCACAAGTGGCTGCTTCGACTTCACGAATGCTGACAAAACGACCGTACCTTACCGAAATTTCAAAGGAAACATATCCCAGTTATCCATTTAATAATGTAAAATTAGCTGTTTGGCCTGAGGTAACATTCGCTGACTTGATAATATGTTCGACACCATTATTATCGCTTTTACTAAAAATCAATTGTATTATTTTCATTGTAGTAGTTTCGACCTTTGAGTTAAAATTCTCCGTTTCATTTGTGAAATTAACACTACGATTATTATTAATATCTTTAATGGTTTGAATAATAACATCACCAAAATAATGCCATAACAAATAACAACTTACGAACAACAAAGTATAAAAAATAATAGTAAATATAATACTACAAAAACACCTAGTTAAAGGATTACAGAACACACATTTAAATAAATGGTAAAAACACTTCAAAACAAGTTTAATCGAACCAAAAAACAGAAAAGAGAAGATTAAGAAAACTACCTTACCAACTGAACCTAAATATCTATTTAACAAAGGGCCACTCACTTTTTCAATTTTAATCTCAAGGTCGTCAACTTTATCGTCCAATTCGGAATCACTAAAATTAACATCTATTGTAGAAACGAAATCATCAACTTTATGCATTGTATTACTAATCGCTTTCATTTCAACTTTAGCTAGTTCGAAGGGACATTCGAAATTGTATACTTTATGCGATGTATCCATTAACCGGTTGTGTAGATATAAATAGCGTAGTCACTAAAAATAAAATGACTTGTCAAATTAAAATCCAAAGTCAATTTTACTTAAGTCATAACTAATAATCTCTCTTACGTTTGAGTCATCTCTAGAACGTACTTGACGATAATGTTTGGGCGCGAGAAATAAACTACTGTTGTCAATACCTCGTAACGAATATCCAACGGACATTGTATTTCCAAGCATAGGTTTAATGTCTATTTGTTTAAAAAGGCCGTCACGTTTAATAATTTGATCCATTTCATTAGTCACTTCGACAATCGTTTTCAAACTGTAACGCAAAATATTCAATGGATAGTTGCTAAAAGTAGCTAGGGTATAGTATAACGGAGTTAATTTCTTCAACTTAACATCAATCGATTCAAAGCCAACAATCGCAACGAGCAAAGGTCTGTATTTCTCTAAATTCAACTGCTGATCGTAAACACTCTTATTCACATTCAGATGATATAAAAATCCAGTGATATATAATTTAAACAACGCTATCAATGCAATCTCTCCTCTAACTTGTTCTGGAGTGTATTCAATTTCGTCTCTATTAAATAATGATACCAATTCAACTACAATTCTTCGCGTTTTGGGTTTCAATTGCTCATTTTCGTCCGGGTTACGGTCAGACTGTTCTTCATTCTTGATAAACTCTAACGAAAAGGAAAATTCTGGCATTATTACGCTAAACGTCTTGTTCAAAGTATAACCATCAAGTTGAGCTTCGCTAAATCCAATTTTATACTGTCCATTGACATAATCGCTAGCAGTATTGAACACTGTCTCTAAATTAGGTAAATGACTGTAATCATAACCACGATAAATGCTTTCTTCAAATGTTACTCCTTTTAGAAGTTGGTCGAATAGGGCATATAGCCCATCGTTCATTACTGGTTTGCGTGTTATACCTCCGCTGGATTGGGTATTACTGGTATTTTGATTTTGATTTTTAGTATTTGCATTAAAGTTATTTTGGTTTCTTGTTGTTATTATTTCAGTTATAGAATATGCTCCAAATGCGTTTCTAGTAGAATCTGCCATCATTTCGTCACCACTTGCTGTAGGAATGTGTCAGTTCCAGGTTTAAAAACTT